AACTGTTCGTAGAACAAACGGTGCTGTACACCGTTCTCAAACAACATCCTTCCTAACCCGTCTACGTCTCCAAACTCCACATACGATAAATTATCCATATCCATAGATTGTCATTTCTTCAGTCGTTCTTCCAAGACGACAATGCGCTCACGATTCACATGGATAAGATCTCTGTTGACTTGGATTTCTTTCTCAAGATCTTGACGCAATTTTTCTCTAGCTAGCTCCGCACCAGAATTGGCGGCTTGTTTATTGTCGCTAGTGACTACAAGACTGATCTTTGCATTTAACACTGTTACGTCATGAGTAAGTTTGTCTAACGCAGACATCAAATACACGACACAGGTGAAAAGAATAGGAAGCACTGCAAATGCAGTTTTCTCAATAAGTTGAGACTTTGCTTCGAGTTTTTCAGTCATAGTCCAAACATCTTCTTGACAAACTCTGCCGCCACACCTGGACCAAACAACACCGCTACCATTACTGCGTAGAGAAGGTACTCAATCTTGGTCATCCGCTTGTCGCCTGCGGATAACGAATCAGAAATTTTCCCGTATCTCTCGGAGCAGATTGCTTCGTGCACGGCTAGTTTGGTATCAGTATTGTCTGACATTCAATCACCATCATTGAACTGTTAGTACATCAACTTGACCAGGATACTTAGGCCAAATGATCTGGAAAGGATCTGGTTCTTTTGTGATGTCACGCAACGCCTGACGGTAAGTGGCCCACGCTGCCTTGTCAACAGGAGAGTCTGCCAGTTGAGTCCAGTCACAATCTTTGAGCAACTGGGTGCGCTGGCTGCGAATCACCGTCCACTGAGTGTCTACGCGAGACTGAAGTTCTTCTTTCGTCAGCGGCTCAACGTTAACAGTACAACACATCCCGTCATACAGGTGAGGTGCTGCTTGTACAAGTTTTTCTGTAGATAGGTTGTGGTCTTTCCACACCGTGATGACGTAGTAGCCCTGTTCAGCAATCCAGTCTAGCGTAGGCCCACGGTCACCAAACGAAGTGTTGGGAAACCACTCAGTGTGGTCTTTGATGATGAGGTCTTGGTTGGCAAGTAGCATGATTACCTCGTTGGGAACGCGGCTGTTGGCGTTGTGATTGTACGGGCAAGTTTGGTAATGCGAACGTCTTGCAGATACCCGTTTAGAGCACTTCCACCAATACGATCCGCGCCAACATACAGAATGCTAGTTTGGTTAAAGTTGTCCGTCACTGCGCCGCCGCTTGTTGCGTCTGCTGTACCGTTCAGATACAACTTCAAATTTCCAGTCGCGCTTCCAGACCGGACAACAGCAAAATAGTACCAAGTAGATGCAGACAACGTAGTTGCACCTGTCAGGTTAGACGCTGTGTAGCTAAACTGAAGTTTGTTGAGAACCGTGACGTTTACAGACCACCCGGTTGTAGCCGTACCTTTGCTGACCATGCCATAAATAGCGCCAGTTGCCGACAGGTAAAACCAACCGTCAATTGTGAAATCGCCAGTGCCAAGCTGGAGCTGCGGCCCATCAATAGCCGTCAACCAATCCCCGGTCCCGTCAAACTTCATGCTTGTTGGCGACCACTGTTTTTGCGTGGTTGACGCTTGAGCATCACCAACCGTTATCACATTGTTCTGCACCGCAGCGTCGTAGATTCCTGCATTGGTGTAATTGAGCAGCAGACTGGTGTTGGTGATTGCCGTGACTGGCGAAGTAGGTGGCGTGAAACTTGCACCAGAATAAACAGCAGTTCCTTTTACAACCCTAAAATTGCTAATGTAACCAGCCATATAAGCACTAGCTGCAAACCCAACTCGCCCAATTACACCATTGTTTTGAGTTATATTAAACGCTGGAGTGGCGGTGCCTCCTCGAACTCCATTAATATATCCAGACAAAGTCGTGCCATCATATGACCAAGCTACATGATTCCACGAATTTGCGGTAATTGAGGTGCTAGTTAAAACATTATTTGCAGAACCAGAATAATAAAGCGTTCCACTTGAATTAATATAAAATCCAATTCCAGAGTTTGAAGCACTGCTTCTTGTATCAAACAACAAAATGTCTTGAAGTGTTGTTACATAAACCCACGCTTCAACAGTCCATGCCGCAGTTCCGAATGCAAATGCTGCGCTTGCCGGAGCGCTCAAATAATCAGTGCTTCCATTAAAATATCCACTTCCTCCATAAACTGAAGTAGTGTACGAATCAACTGGTGAAAACGGCTGAAAAGTTTGAGTTCTAAGAGTTCCATTAAGTGATATAGTTTTTGCAGTTGTTGCAGTGTTTGAATCAATAAATCGGTTGCTATAGCAAGCAAGCAATGTTTGATTTGTTGCGCTAACACTCAACGGAGTTGTTGACGGAGAAAAAGAACCAGAATATTTTGCAGTTCCATTTAAAATGGAAAGATTTGAAATATAACCTGTGTAATACGCAGAACTAACTTGTACATAACCTATAACAAATGCGCTTGTTGTTGCATTCCTATTTGTTAATGTGGTTGTTCCGGTAAGAGTTTGAGCGCTGCCGTTTACAAATAAAGATATTATATTTGAACTTACTGAAACTGCAATATGAGTCCATGCATTTAATGAAATAACAGTATTCCCAGTGCAAGTTTTACCTCCCACAGAGTCAACCCAATATAATTGAATTGTATTTGAAGTTGTTGTTCCAAAAGAAATTCCATTGATAGTTGTTGAATTTGCATCAGCAATAATTGATGGAACAGTTCCTACTGTAGTTGCTGTTGGGTGTATCCAACATTCAATAGTAAATGTTGAAGTTGTTGTTGCTAATGGTGCAGAACTTGCAACTGCCTGATTAAATCCTGAACCACTAAAATACCAACTCCAGTACCCGTCAGGCCAGTACGGAGTCACAGACCCCTGCGTCGGGGTTCCGTTGCGGGTAATGGTAAAACCAACTCCACCGTTTGCAGTTCCAGAATCTAAAAACGTATTGTTTTGCTGACCGTTAGTGCTGGTCGTTTCCAGCAACAACGGAACATACGGAAACGACGGATCTGTAACGACAGTAACTGCCCCCGCTTTTGCGGACTTAGATGCTGCAAACATTAGTAGTTCTGCCCGATAGTCGTTCCAAACCAACTTGTGCCGTTGGAAAAGAACGAATAAATATCTTTCTTACTTGCGGTGCTAGTTATCGTAGGAGCAGTAGCGGACGGCCAGGAGACAGTTGACCAAGTAACCGTTCTCCCACCAGTACCGTCTTGAGACAAGATGATGATGAACGACTTACCTGCAACAGCGGTTGGCATGGTGATGGTAGCATTACCCGTCAACGTCAAGTTTTGAACTGTACCATTGGTTAAATCAACGGTAATTGCTGTACTTGTGTTTGCTGAGTACAACGTCTCAACATAGTTTGTAACCGTTGGGTTGGTTAGCGCAGGAGCGCTATTAAACACCACCAATCCAGTTCCAGTCTCATCAGTTACTGCCGAAGCAAAGTTTGCGCTTGACGGAGTACCTAAGAACGTAAGAATTCCCGTTCCAGTCGTGGTCGTTGCAGGGGCAGCCCCAGCCCCGCCACCAATAACCAGAGCATTTGCAGCCAAAGCTGCGCTAGAAGTTATGGCAGATGTGCTTGAAAAGTATGGGATGCCGCCAGAAGTGCCGGATGTCAATCCAGTTCCACCGTTAGCAACAACAAGAGTTCCAGTTGCATTTGCAACGGGAATGCTGGTTGTAGCAGCCATGTTCCCAGACGTAGGACTGCCAAGTGCTGGAGTAATTAAGCTAGGACTGGTGATGATCGGACTAGCATTCATCACAACAGATCCAGTACCCGTGATTGGGTTACTGACCAGTTGTTTTGTAGCACTACTAAATACGGCTAGAGACGCAGTTAGATTAGAAACAATCAGGTTTGCAGAAGTAAGTGTGCTCCCGCTAAACGTAAGATTGGCATCACCTGCAAATGAACCAGCGTTGTTAAATTGTACTTGTGTAGTAGATCCGCCAGGAGAGCCGCCACCACCAACAACAGCATTGCTAGTCCAGACACCAGCAATGCTTGTGAGTACGTTACCCGCAGTACCGGGAGCAACTCCGTACAGAGCAGAAGTACCGTTTCCAATTACAACGTTTCCTGCTGGGATGGTCGTAAGACCAGTGCCTCCGTTGGCTACAGCTAACGTACCCGTAGCATTAGCCACAGGGATGTTGGTTGTTGCTACCAGGCTTCCTGATGTTGGAGTACCAAGAGCAGGACTAATCAGAGTAGGAGTTGTGAGTGTTGGACTTGTGTTGAGTACAACAGATCCAGTCCCGGTGCTGGCCGTCACTCCGGTTCCACCGTTTGCAACTGGCAAAGTACCGCTAACCTGAGTAGTGAGGCTAACTCCTGAAAGAGTTCCACCAAGCGTAAGACTGCCGCTGGAAGTGACGGTTCCACTTAGAGTGATACCGTTTACTGTTCCCGTGCCGCCAACACTTGTTACTGTCCCACCTCCAGAGGCTGCGGCATTAGAAACCCATACTCCACCGATACTTGTAAGAACATTACCTGCCGTACCGGGAGAAACAGCTGCAATAGAGCCGGTCCCGTTGCCAAGAAGGACGTTGTTCACTGGCAATGTAACTAGACCAGTTCCACCGCTTGACACGGGAAGAGCAGTACCAAGAGCGGTGACGTTTCCGCTAGTAATAGTGACGTTAGAGAGCGTCAGTCCGTTGATAGACGTAGCCGTGTTGCCCAGCAATATAGAAGTAGTGCCAAGAGTGATTGGCGTGTTGAAATTACTGTCTAACTTAGCAAGAGCAATGTTCCCGCTTAGATTGGCAAAAGCAAATGGAACGGCCATTAGAACCTCGCTCTTAATTCATGTTCAAACTCAAAAGTATTCACGGTATACCCAGCACTGTTACTGTTGATCGTCAGACCAAGGTACTTGCCGTACTGTTGAGCATCTGACTTGTACAAAGCGTATCCGTAACCAGCCGCCCAGCCAACGGTTTGCAAACTATTGTTTTGCCAAGTCACAGCCTGTTGGTAATTATTCAGCCAAGTGACCGTGTTGTCTATAGTATAAGCACCAGTAGCCCCGGTTCCCTGCTCATTGTCCACGCTGATGAGCAGCGTAGACGATGCCTGCAACTGGGCCTCTAGACCAAACTTCAATGCCTGCTTGGTTCGTATGGGATCACCCATAGGAATCAGAGCAGTCTGGATTGTTGTGGTTACGTTGGCAGTAGCATTAGCATAGAGACGGTAGAGGTTTGCACCGCCTGTCCCATAGAGACGGATAACCCCCGCTGTAGGGACGGAAGTGATGTAGTCTAACGTGCCTTGGGATGTGACAAACCACTTCTTCTCGAAGAACACGGCTTGGATTGCTCTCGGTCCATTTGTCGGGTCGTTGTAGGTGAAGGAGAATGCCGCGCATAATATGTTGTTCAGTAGAACTTGACCACCGCTGATCGGCAGGGTGAAGTCAATCAATGGAAATATTCCGTCTAGAGGGTCTGACAACTTGCTTGTGGTAGAACCGACTAGGGAATAGATCCCATAGTCGTTCATGAACAGCACAGCTCTAAAGAACGGGAAAATAGCGCGGATACGCTTGGTTCCTACGCTGGCAGATACGTTGGTATTGGTAAAAAGCGTCTGACCGTTAGCGTCAACCCTAACGTCAGAAAAGACGTTGATACTTGTCTCGCCAAAAATGTACAAGAAATTGTTGGCTGACAAGATCCCACGGATGTTTCCGTGCAGCGTAGCGTCTGAAATTGTGAAAGAACCAGCAGAAACGCTGGTGAAATCACTGTAAGAGTCTGCTGCTGAGTAGTAGACGGTGCGTCCAGCCGCCACCCAGGTTCTACCAGAGAATGTGTCGGTAGAAACCAGTTGGTCTGTGTTCACAACTGCTGTGACGTTGGCAGCAGTAGTAAAACCACCACCAGTAAGCGTGACGTTAGCGGTGGAATACCCAGCACCTGGGTTAGTCATCACAATCTGGGAGACCGTGTTCCCCAAAACAATGGCGGTAGCAGTAGCCGGTACTACGTTAGACCCGCCGATAGCTACCGTTGGTGCTGATGTATAGCCAGACCCACCATTGTTGAGCAGGATGCTGACGGTTCCGGTCTTAAACGTGACGATCTGGCCTATAGCATTGGCGCCAGAGCCTCCACCACCAGAGAATGTGATGGTTGGAGATGATGTATATCCGCTACCTGCGTTTGTCAGGGATACGCTGCTTACGCCACCCGTAGAAATGACTGCGTTAGCCGTGGCTCCACCGCTGGAAAAGGTCACAGCAGGAACGGATGTGTATCCAGAACCTCCGTTGACTATTCCAACTGAGACAACAGCGCCACCGCTAATGCTTGCGACTGCTGTAGCCTGGGTTCCACCCGTAATATTGGGTGCGCCAATAGTTACGTCTGGTACTGCGGTGTATCCAGTGCCACCTGAGGTCACATAGACTGACCTGATACCACCAGATCCGGTGACAATCGTTGCTGTGGCTACTGCTTGCACCCCGTTAGCATCATTGGGTGCGCTTATCACCACGTTAGGCGCAGATGTGTAGCCAGAACCAGGATTGGATACGGCTATCAGTCCAACAGACCCAATAGAAACTACGTTAGCACCGTTCCAAGTAAACAAACCCTTGTCTGGATCAGCAATGATCAGTCTTTGGTTCTTCCATTGAGAAGTGCTGACGTTAGCGTTGCTAAAAGTCCCGCTGACTGCTACGTTGCTTGTTACATTGCTTACTAAATTGAACGCTTGCGCTCTGCCATCAGCCTCAAACGCTACAATATAGTCAGTTGTGTCAATATTCCCAGAAGTTAGGTAGGTAACTGCGTTACCAAACACAACAGAATTTCCTGTGCTGTCCGTAACCGCGCTCTGAGCAGGAACAATCTTGATGTTGGAGTCGCCAATAGGCATGGCGTTTTCCAACCACGAGAATTCACTTTCCTTAATGGCCGTTCGGTTGGCTTTTGTGTTGATCCCCCCGAACGTCTTCAGGACAGTGTAGGTCTTTTTCTGTTCCTGAGATGCCATGTTAGTAAGGACTGCTATACGGGTCCGGAATCCTGCGCGTGAAGACTGAATTCAACACGCTCTGTACTTGACGGTTGTACTGCTGGAGGAAAATCTCAGATTCTCCGTAGCTTTGTTCCTTGTACTTTGCCTTGTAAGCCGCGTAGAACGCCACAGGAACCGTGTACGGGTCATTGATGGCATCAACTTCCGTAGGATTGGTCAAAACCAACGGAGAAGGCAGGATAACCGTGTCTACTTCCATGCTGTAAGACTGGTCAGGCACGGGTGAGATGTAAATTTGCCCTTGACCATACGTTGAGAAACATACGGGCCGTCCAACGTAGTTTTGCCAGTACCGCAACTGGGCGTTAAAGTTTGTCCAAGGCAGGTAACGCAAGGGAATTCTAGAATTTCCCCAATAAATCGTTACGTTGAGTACATCCAGAGTCTGCGAACCATTAGGTAGAGACGAAAACGGGATAATTTCTGCATTCTGAACGTACAGCAGCGTGGCTGTGCCGTTGGTAAAAGCGGTTGACGGGGGGAAATTAGACCCAGAAACGGGGTATGGTGGGGCTGTAGTCCCCAGTGTTCCACCTACCGTAACTTGGTAGATGAACACATTTGAAAATATGTATTGCCCAGTGGTAACTACAAGACCAGCAGACCAAATAATTGCTGCTGTGCCGTCTGGAGCAAGGGGTGTAGCAGATACTTGAAGGGTGCGTAGACAACCAGTGTCTCGTACTACCCTTTCACGACCATCGTTAATGTAATCCGTAATTTCATCGTTAGACCAAAAGTTTCCGTTGGCATCGTGTAGGAGCCTGCGAACGTCTAAGATGTACGAATTAAGGGTTGCCATAGTTGCCTATTGTACCCTCAGGAGACTTTTCCCCCTACCCCTACTTTTTTGACGGGTAGGGGTACTACGCCTACCGCCGAGGGAATGCGGTCCTGC